CTAGAGGGCGGCCCCTTCGCTTTCGAGGTAGAGCACGAGCTTGCCGATCGCGGCCGATGCCTGCTCGCGGTCGATCGCCAGGTAGTGCTTGAGGATGCTGTAGATCGTGCGCGGATCGTGCCCGGTGATGGACCGGATTTCCGGCACGGTGCAGCCGGCGCGGGCGAGCCAGGTCACGGCGGTGTCGCGCAGGTCCCGGTCCTGAAAATCCGCCAGCGTCGGGCAGGGCTCGACGATCCAGGCGCCGGCCGCGTCCTTGACGCCGGCGACGGCGGCGGTGCGAACCTGGCGGTACACCTTGTTGTAGGTGCTCTGCGTGAAGGGGGCGCCCGTCTTGGGGTCGACCACGACGTTGGCCACCTTGACGCCGAGCACCCGGCGCTCGGTGGCGGCCGCGGAGAGGCGGGCGGTAAGCTGCGGTGTCTCCGGGACCTCGACGATCGCCGCCGTCTTCGACTGGCGGAAACGCCGCCATCCCTTCTCATGCCCGGCATCCATCAGGGCCAGGCGCTCGGTCTGGCGCTGGCCCGTCATGAGGCCGAGCATGATCGCGTGCCCGACCATGGTCAGACCGATCGCGTCGGCCGCCCGGATCATCGCGGTCATCTCGCCGATCGTGCCGACCCGCACGCGCGCGTCGGGCTGCTCGATGCCGAGGCGCAACGCGGGATGGTGCTTGAGGCCGCCGAGCTCCTTGCGCACGCCGTAGCTGAGCGCGACGGAGAGCGTCTTGAGGATGGCGTTCGCCATGTGGTGCCCCTTGTCGTGCCAGAGGCGTTCGTGCAGGCCGACGAGGATCGGCTTCGACAGGGCGGCGACGTCGGAGCCGTAGAGCTCGGGATCGAAGGCGGCGAGCGCGGCCGCCTTCGCGCGGTAGTCCCGAATGGTGGCGGGGGCCAGCACCTTGCGCTTGGGCCGACCCGGCACCGGCTCGCCGGCCGTGAACTTCGGCGACTTCCACAGATCCTCGAACAGGTCCTCGAGGGTATAGGCGCCGGGCGCCTTGCGGCGGGGCGCCCTCTTGCCGGCGGCCTTCGCCGCCTTGACCTCCGCGATGCGCGGCCGGAGCTGCGCCTCGACCCAGGCGGCGGCCTCCTCGGCCGACATCCACGAGCCGTCCAACCGCTTGAGGTCCTGCCCCTTGAGGCCGAGCTTGCGATGCTTCGGCCCCGGCTGGTAGCGCGGACGGCCGCCGCGCCACGACACGTTGCTGATCGTGATAGTGACCTTCGCCACGGCCGCGGTCCCTCTCCGCATGGTGACTGAGCCCTCCTATTCGCTCGGCGCGGCCATGCCGTCCAGCGGGACGGCGAGCGGTCGCGGCGCGAGGGCCTTCTCGATCTCGAGGGCCTGCTCGGTGAGGAACTTCGCGACAAGCCGCAGCTCCCAGGCCGTCACGTTCGGCCCGATGCCGATGAGAGCGATCCCGGCCGACGCGAACACCTGCAGCCTGACCTGCCCGTCGCGGTCGATCGCCTTCGCGTAGCCCTCGAGTCGATCCATGAGCGTCTTGGTGCGGGGGTCAGACATCAGTTGAGCCCTCCCTTCGCAGGGGCAGACATGGCCTCGTCGATCGCTTCCATCTCGGCTTGTCGATCAAGAAAGCTGCGGAGGACGGCGTTCATATCGGCGCGATCTACCGTCGATGCATAGTTGTAGCGGGCGTTCCTACTGGCGCCCGGCTCTGTTTTTTCGAATACGAACATTGCGAATTCGCAATCAGGATAAACTTTTTTCAGGGTTTCCATTGTTGCGCGCATGATGTGCGCTGACTTATTACTCGCCGGTGCGTGTGATCCGGGAACCGAGTTCTCAGCGCTAGACGCGTCCCGCGCCCTGCGGCGCCTGTCAGCTTCGCCCATCAGACCATCCCTCCCGCGTAGCGCGCCTCGAGTGCCTGGCGCTGCTGCTCGATGGCGACGGCGCGGCGCGGCCGGCGCTCGCGGGGGAGGTCGCGCTCCGCGTCGGTGGTGTCGATCCACTCGTTGACGAGGTAGCGGGACCAGGCGTTGCCGTTGCCCGGCAGCGGCCGCGGGAAGCCGTGGTCGCGGTTCAGCCGGCGCCACTTGGCCGGCAGGGTGGCGAGCGAGCAGCCGAGCAGGGCGGCCACTTCCGAAGCGAGGTAGAGCGGTGACTGTTCCATTGCGCATCCCTTGTTGAGGATGCGCAGATTATGCGCATGGATGCGCACGACGCGCAATGGTGCGCATCCGCGTTAGTCGTCCGCGTCGACGATGTGCTCGATGGCGCGCGCGAAGCTATGGGGGTGCGCGAGAGACGCAAGGGCCGCGAGCACCGCCAGGGCGACAGCGGCCGCGTAAGGGCGTGCGCTCGGGGACCCTCTCTCAGGGATGAGGTAGGCCAAGCCAAAGAACGCCACGATTGCCGCTGCGGTGTAGAACACACCACCGCACAGCGTCGCGAGACCGTTGCCGATCCGCGGGAACATCATCCAGGCGAGCAGCCCCGCGCAGAGAAGCGCGAGCGGATACCAGCGGCTCACGCTGCGACGTCGAGGTTTCGGCGTGGGCGGATCGAAGCCGTGACGACACCCTTCACCACCACCACGTTGTCATCGACCACCAGGGGGCGGAGCACGGCCTGGTCCGTCGTCGAGGCGAGCAGGTAGGGCGGCTCGTACAAGCGGAACACGGTCTGCGCTCTGCTGCGCACCCAGTCGTAGACCTGCGCGCACACGACGTCGTGAGCGCGCGGCCGCTCGTTAAGGTCGACGAGCATCACGTCGCCCGGCAGGTAGCCAATGCTCAGCAGGGCGTTCGAGCGGAGCACCCAAGGGTCGACGCCATTGCGCATCTCGACGAGGCGCTCGACGGCGTGGCGTAGCAAAACGTCGCCGTCCGGCCGGGCGCGGTATGCCTCGGCCTCGGCCTCGGCCATCCCGTTGACCTTCGGCGTTCGATCCTCGGGCAGCTCGTAAGGGCGCACCTTCGCTAGCGCGGCGATCTGATCGATCGTCTCGGGCTGCAGGTTATGGGTCGCCCCTGGGTCGTTCAGGAAGCGGTTGATCGTGCTCGGGGCCCGCCCGATGGCGTGGGCTAGTTGGGTCGGCCTCATGCGCAGATGCGCAAGGACCGCCTTCACCCACTCTCGCGTGTCGTCTCTGCTCGGCATGAGCAGAACCGTACGGCCGTTGGATGCGCAATTCGCGAGCAAAACGCTCCCTTGACAATGCGCACCCGTGCGCATCTTGTGCGCATCTATCTGCGCATGGGACGAACGGTCAAGCATGGCGAGTATCAAAGCGATCGACGAGGAAAGGCGTCGCCTCAACTTGTCCCAGCACGCTCTCTGCAGAGCGGCCGGCATTGCTCCGTCGACCTACGTGCGCTTGAAGAAGGGACGTACCTCTGGGTTCGAGGCCACGTTCGAGAAGCTGCGCAACGCGCTGGCGATCGCTGCGCATCGTGAGGCGGCCGAGTGATGGTGCCCGGCGCAACGGCGTGCACATCGACGCGCACAGCCGGTGAAAAGCCTAGGCTTTCGTTAAGCGCGACGCTGGCCGAGGTCGACGGGCAACGGCTGTCGCTCGGCTTCTCGGTGGAAGCGCTTGCGGTCCGCGCCGGCGTCGCTCCAAGCGCCTACCGCCGCGCGATCAAGGGCCGAACGGGCATCCGCCCCACAACCCTTCGCCGCCTCGAGGCCGCGCTCGCCGCGCTGCGCTCGGAGCGGCGGGCGGTGCGCGAGCCCGACACCATCCTGATCCGGGCGGTCTACGGCGGGTTCGTTGCCTCGATCGCCGTGCACATGGGCGTGCGCCCTGACGACGTACATGCGCAGGACCCGCGCCTGGGCGCGACGGCCGACCCGGAGTGGCGGCGCCTCGCGCAGGTGCGGCAGGCGGCGATCTACCTGACCAACACCGTGGTCGACGTGCGCCAGGCGCGCCTGGCCCACGTGCTCGGCCTGACCCCGGCGGCCGTCTGCCTCGGCCTGCGCAGCGTCGAGGACCGGCGAGACGATCCCGACTTCGACGCCCTGCTCGAGCGGCTGACCGCCGACGTGGTGTGCGCGCTGGCGCGCGGGGAGGCGGCATGACCGCGGCCCGCGACGAGCTGCCCGCCGGGTTCGACCTGGCCGCCTACGTCGACCAGCTCGGCGTCGAGCGGGTCGTGCCCTGGCCCAAGCTGCCGCCCGGCATGGGCGCCCTGCTCATCGAAGGGCGGCCCGTCGTCGTCGGCCCGATCGAGCGGTTGCACGGCGAGGTCTACGCCTGGCGCGGCTGCAGCCTGGCGCTGCCGCAGGCCGAGCTGGCGTCCCTGAGCAAGCGGAGGGCGGCGCATGGCTAAGGCGCCCGGCCTCACCCGAGAGCAGATCGACGCCGCCTGCGCGCTCGTCGAGGCAGGCGCCACCTTCACGGCAGCCGCGCAGCAACTCGGCGTCGGGTACGGCGTCGTCCGCTACCACATGCTGCGTCTCGGCATTGCCAGCGGACGCACGCGGACCCAGGAGCGGGCGCTCTCGCGCACCGTGTGCTTCCGCGACGGCCGCCCGGTGTGGCGGTTCACACCGGCGGAAGACGCGCAGCTGCTCGCCCTCGAGGCGCAGGGCATCAGCGTCGCGGAGATCGCGCGCCGGATCGGGCGGCGCACAAGCAGCGTGTTCATGCGGCTGGCCACCCTGGCGCGGATCGAAGCCGCGCGGGAGGCGGCGTCTTGATCGCCGTCGACGACTTCGACCCGATGACGTGGGCGGTGCCGGCGCCGGCGGCCTGCTACCTGCACCTGAGCGACCGGTTCGACGTCTACGCGCTCGTCGACCCCGAGGACCATGCCTGGGCCTCGCGCCACCGCTGGTGCCACACCTACGGGTCGGGCTCGATCTGCGAGCGGTTCGAGGGCGTGTTCGTCATCGACCGGCCGGACGGGATGTACGCCCGCCGCTGCGTCGGCGGCCGGACCCTGTGGCTGCACCGGGAAATCCTGACGCGGCGCGACGGCCCGCCCGGCCGCGGCCGCTGGATCGGCGACCACCGCAACGGGAACACGCTGGACTGCCGGCGCCGCAACCTGCGCTGGGCCACGCCCTCGCAGAACGCCCGCAACGTCCCCGGCTCCCGCACCCGCACGCGGTTTCTCAAGATGATGGAGGGCTGATGGGCCAGCTTATCATTCGTCGCGGCAAGACGCTCGAGCAGATCGAGGCAGAGTTGCGCGACTTCGATCATCCAACAATCTACTACGCAGCTCATACGTGTTGGTGGACGCACAACCCAGCGCACCTTGCGCGCACGGGCAAGGAAGGTGACAGCATTCGCCTGCCTTGCGACCCAAGAGGGTCCGTTCTGTTTATGACGAGCGGCGAGCTTTCGTCGGCGCTCGGCTTCATCACTGCGGCTCGCAGCAATGCAGCGCACTATGGAAAGCATGGCCTTCGCGCATTTGTCGCGGCCCATCACGAAAGCAGCTTCGATAAAACGTCCGGTCTGCCTTGGTCGGAACGTCGGTGGTTGGCATACAACGACGCTCTCGACGCGATGCCATGAACGCCCGCGTCCCCATGCACGTCATCAAGGGCGCCTTGCAGGGCCGCCTGAAAGAGCTCGTGCGCGTGCTCGTACCCGGCCTGACGCCGGCCGAGGCGCGGCAACTCGACGGCACGCGGGTGCAGCCGCGCAACCCGACGCGGCCCGACCAGCACGGCGGCAGTTTCACGATCTGGATGCGGGGCCCGAACGCCGGCGCGTGGAAGGACTACGCGACCGGCGACAAGGGCGACGTCCTCGACCTCGTGGCCTACTGCAAGGGCGGCGGCCGCTCCGAGGCGGTGCGCTGGTCGCTCGACTGGCTCGGCCTCGGCCTGGTCGACACCGCCACCCTCGAGCGAATGCGCGCCAGCAGCGCGCGCAGGCGCATGACGGCCGAGGCCGAGGCGCGGGAGCGTGACGCCCGGATCGTGGCGCGGGGGCGCAACCTCTGGCGCCAGGCGCGGCCGGACATCCGGGGCACCGTCGCCGAGACGTACCTCGAGGCGCGCGGCGTGCCGCCTTCACAGATCCCCGGTTTCGAGTGGGGAGACGTGCGGTTCTTCCCCGACCTCGAGTGGTGGCGGGGGCGCAGCCACGACGGCGACGGCGTGGTGACGGAGGGGCCGCGCTTTCCCGCGATGGTGTGGGCGATCCGCGACCGCGAAGGCCGGATCGTCGCCGTGCACTGCACCTTCCTCCGGGCGGACGGCCTCAAGAAGGCGCATGTCGGCAACCCGAAGCTCATGCTCGGGCTCGTCGCCGGTGGCGTGATCCGGCTCACCCGCGGCCCGTCCGGCCTGCTGCCGGAGGATGCCGCCCTGCAGGGCGTCGCCGGCGTCCTCGCCACCGCCGAGGGCGTCGAGGACGGGCTCACCATCGCCCTCGCCGCGCCGGAGGCCCGCGTGTGGGCGGCAACCTCCCTCGGCAACCTCGCCAACGTCCCCGTCGAGCATCCCTGCGTGTCGGCCGTGGTGGTCGCGCAGGACAACGACTGGGGGAAAGCTCAGGCGGTCGACGCCTTCAACGCCGCGATCGAGCGGATGGAGGCGGCGGGCCGGCCTGTGAGCGTGCTCCGGAGCCACTGGGGCAAGGATGTGAACGACGCTGTGAGGACGGACGAATGACCGATGACCCCAAAGACGACGGCGGCCAGTTTCTCGAGGGCCTCGCCCCCCTCCGCGATCGCGATCCGGCCGCGTTCGCGGCCTACTCCGCGGCCGCCTCGGTGCTGCTCTCCGGCAGCGACGAGGACCTGAACCCGGTGTTCTGGCCGAGCCTCGGCGTCGCGGAGGGCCGGAACGTCGAGGGCGAGATCGCCCTTACCATCGAGGTCCTGGCGCCCTTCGTGCGCGGCAACCCCGGCGTCGCGCCGGAGGCCCTGTACCGGCACGCCAGCGCCGCCGGCGTGCATGACGGGGCCGGCGACGGCTGGGCCGAGCTCGGCACCGGCCCGCGCTCGAGCTACACCGCCTTCGCCCGTGTGCTCGAGATCGTCGACCGCGAGCGGATGTCGGCCGCGGCAGCCGCGCACCTGGCGGCGCCGGCCGAGCTGCCGCAGGCGGATTTCGTCGACGTCGAGGACACGATCCTGCGGGTCGGCGCCGACGCCACCGATCCGGTGGCCGGCTTCGGCGAGGACCGGGTGATGACGATCATCCCGGCGTCGGGCAAGGCCGCCGGCTCCTGGCAGGTGCCCGGCCAGGCGCCCCCGCCCGTCGAGAGCAACATCACCCGGCCGGCGCCGTTCATGCCCTCCCTGCGCGGGCCGGACGGGAGCGATCGCAGCGGGCACGGCGCCGACGCGCCGCCGGCCGAGCCGCAGGCGCCGATCGCCGGCGCGCCCGCGATCGGCGGGAGCCTGGCACCGGGTGGGGCGGTGCCGCTCGGCCACGGCTTCGACGGCGACGCGGGGTTCACGCCGATCGCCGGCGACCTGGCCCAGGCCGCGAAGGACGCGGCGGCTCTCTCGAGCGTCGCCGCGGAGCCGGCCCGGCCGGGCGGCGTCGACGATCCGCAGGGCGACCGCAACGCGCCGGAGAGCGGCGGCCGCCCGCCGGCCGAGCCCGCCGCCGATCCCGTCATCGATGAGGAGGACGCGCGCGATGCGCAGGATGCGGCACCCGCTGGCGAGGCCCGGCCCGATGCTGCCGGCGGACCGGCGGGAGCTGCTCCGGCTGATCCGCCTGCCGCTGGCGCGGGCGCTCCGGACGGGGCGGGTCCTGGCGATCACGGCGATGCCGCGGGCGGCACGGACGCGGATGCGCCTGGCGAGGCGGATCGGCCTGCGGCGGTGGCGGATGCTGCAGCTCAGGACGCCGGAGTGAGCGAGCCGGCGGCCGACCGGGAGCCGACGCCGGACCCGGCGCCGGAACCGGAGGCGAAGCCGGCGAAGAAGCGCCGCCGCTGAGCCCGATCGCGGCCGCCGGTGCGCCGGCGGCCGCCCTCCCTCGTGACAGCGGCCCGGCCGCACAGGACCCATGGCATCCCGTTCCGGTCTCAAGGGCGTCCGCGCCGCGTTCTCCGATGCCCTGGCGCAGCACGCCGCCGATGCGCAGCCGAGCGACCCGCCGGCCGAGGAGAACCGCCACGGCTTTCCGCCTGGTGGCTGGCCCGGCGGTCCGGTCTCGCACCTTCCGCCCGAGTGCCCAGTGATCCCGCTCGGCAAGGACGGCGACACGACCTACTTCGTCGACACGCTCGGGCAGCTCCGGGCCGTCAACGTGAACCGGTGGGGGAAGAAAATCCTCCTCGACTTGTTCGCGCACCAGCCGAACTATCTCACCTGGGCGTGGCCGCGGCTCTCGGCGCCGAAGGACGGCAAACCCTCGCGCATCAACGGGCTCGAGGTCGACGACGCCTGTGCCTGCCTGCTCAAGGCGGCGTCCAGCCGCGGGCTGTTCGCGCCGGTCGACCGGGTGCGTGGCCGCGGCGCCTGGATCGTGAAGGGGAGCGGCGAGCTCGTCTGGCACTCCGGACAGGGGCTCTGGCGCGTCTCGACCCACGGCAAGCTGCAGGTGTCGCGGCCCGGCGAGGTCGACGGCACCTTCTACCCGCGCCGGCCGCCGGTGCTCGAGCCGTGGCGCGAGGCGGTGCCGGCCGAGCAGAGCCCGGCGCACGACCTCATCGCGGCGTTCCAGTCGTGGAAGTGGGAGCGGCCGCTGCTCGACCCGATCCTCTTGCTCGGATGGATCGGCGCGGCGTTCCTCGGCGCCGCCCTCGACTGGCGGCCGGCGCTGTTTATCACCGGGGATTACGGGCAGGGCAAATCGACCCTGCAGGCCATCATCAAGGAGGTCATCGGCGACGCGCTGCACGCGACCGCCGACACGACGCCGGCCGGCATCTACCAGCGGGTGAAACAGGACTGCCTGCCCGTCGCCGTCGACGAGCTCGAGGCGGACGCGGACAACCGCCGGGCGGTCGGCGTGGTGCGCCTGGCGCGGCTCGCGGCCTCCGGCGGCGTGATGTACCGCGGCGGCTCCGAGCACGAGGGCGTCGAGTTTCAGGCGAGGAATGCGTTCTTCTTCTCGGCGATCAACCCGCCGCCGCTCGGCCCGCAGGACCGCTCGCGCATGGCGCTGCTCAACCTGCGCAAGCTCGAGCAGGGCGGCGCCCGGCCGGAAATCCCCGGCGCGATCGACACGTTCGGCCGCCAGTTCCTCCGGCAGCTCATGGACGGCTGGAAGCACTGGCCCCGCACCCTCAACGGCTGGAAGGACGCCATGCGCGACGCCGGCCTCGACGGGCGCACGCAGGACACCTACGGCACGCTGCTCGCCTGCGCGACCATGCTGCTCGGCGATGCCGGCATGGAGGCGGCCGGCCTGCCCGTCACCGAGCCCGGCCTCCTCGGCCCGCTGATCGCCGAGGCGACGGCGGCCGAGCGCGGCGAGCGTACGGCCAACTGGCGGGCCTGCCTCGAGCACCTGCTCGCGAGCCCGATCGAGGCGTGGAAGGGCGGCGAGAAGCCGACCGTGGGCGGCTGCATCGAGCTGCTCGAGGCGAACCACACGCCGCTCGACACGCTCAACAAGTCGACGGAACCGCTCGATGCGGCGCGCACGCGCCTGGCGCTCGCCGGCCTCGGCCTGGTGGCGCCCGGCAAGGTCTGCGCGGGGCCGGCGCTCGCGATCCCGGCGACGTCGCCGCTCCTGACCAAGCTGTTCGCCGGCACGATCTGGGGCGCCGGCGTGTGGATGCACGCCCTGAAACAGGGGCCGGCAGACGTGGTGATCCGCGACCGGGGCAATGCGCAGGTGGTGAAGATCAACCGCGTGGCGACGCGCTGCGTGCTCGTCGACATGCAGGCTTTCGACACGGTTACGAAGGTGGAGGATGAGGGATGAATGAAGAAACACGCCACACAAAGGTCATCATAGGACTAGGGGGCTGCAAGTTGGAAATTGATCTCGACACGGGCGGCGGCCGGTTCATCTCGAGCCGGGGCTATGACTACGTACCGTCGGATGATGGCGGCGAGGATATATCGCAGCCGCTCAGCCCGGAAGGGCTTCGACACCTGCGCAACAGCCTCGATCAGTTCCTACCCTGCACCCTTGCCACGAAGGGGCGCTGAATTCGACGGAGGGGGCATCCGCCCAACTGAGGAGGGAAGGCCATGGCAATTGAGATGAGCGGACGGATGCCCGAGGGCTCCGAATGCAGGGTAGACATCTATCTCGTATCCGACAGCACAGAGATCGAAGTCGTCGTCGGGATCGCGGGCCTGACCGTTGTACCTGCGTTCAATAATGCTCCGGGCGATCCCCTTAAGCTCGTGGCGTCTTTAGGTGCAGCCGCCGAGCCCCTGTCCAACATCGCGCAGGACTGGCGGTATATGAGCCGCGCCGAGATCAGGGACTACAAGCATCGTCTGGAGAACCCTGACGAGGATGACGAGCTGTAGGCGGACAGAGCATCCGCCTGGCCGCCCGCACCCTGATCCTCGTGCTCGGCCCCTGATCCACATCCTCGACGCGCCCCGACCCTGGCGCGTCGTCGTCTGCCTTTCCCCGACCCTCAGAGGGGGGGAGGATAATTCGGCGCGAGGGCTCGCGGTGCGGTCGCGGGCCTGAGAAGCCGCGCGACGCCCTCGCACTTAATACGGGCCAAGCGCGTGCGAGGCTGCGACGTGGCCGATGGCAGCGCCGGGCCGGTTACAGGTTACAGACGCGGTTACATCGGCTGTAACCCGGATTTCTCAGCAACCTGAGAGGGTTAGGGGTGCGGTTATGCGGTTACATCCGCTTCGCGCGCGCGTGACATATGCAGGCGTACACGCGTGCGTATGGGGTTGTTTGTAACTCTGTAACCTGTAACCGATGGAGCTAAGTTGTTGAAGGGCCAAGCAAAGCGCGGTTACTCGACGGTTACAGGCGGCGCCGATCCGCGCCGGGCTGTAACCGCGTCCGCGCCCTGCCAGCGTGCCCGGATCGGCGGAAAGCAATTAAATATCAGGTGTTTATGCCATGAAGCCGGGCGTTAAGGCGTCTCTCGACGCGGCCGGCGGCGCCGCTGCGGTGCGCGAGGCCGAGGAGGCCCGGCGCGCCGCCGAGGGCGAGCAACTGCCGCTCCTCGCCGAGGAGAACGACCGGCTCGACGAGCTGCTGCCCCTGGCGCCGCCGCCGGCGAAGCGCGGGCCGGGCCGGCCGCCTGGGGCGCGGAACAAGCGGACGCAACAGCTCGCCGGCTACCTCATGGGCCGGTACGGGGACCCGCTCGAGGGCCTGTTCGCCATGGGAACGGGCGATCTGGCCCACACACACCGCATGTTGAAGGCCGCCGCGGCGGCGACCGGCCTGCCGATCGGCCCCGTCGACGTGATGGGGCTGCTCGTCTTCAAGCGGCAGTGCCTCGAGGCCGTGATGCCCTTCGTGCACGCGCGCCTGGCGCCGACCGACGACAAGGGCGATCCGGTCGTGCCGATCCTGGCGCTCGGCACCGTGCGGCCTGGGGCGGCCGAGGCGGTCGCGCGAGGCGGGGCGCTCTCGATCGAAGACATGATCGACCTGACGCCGGTCGCGGGAGACGAAAGCGAGCCGGATCAAGGGCTTAGCGAGGGCGGGCCGTGAAGGGTCGCACGGTCGAGGGTCGCACGATCCGGGCTAACGCGTTGGCCGGCAACGGCTTTCGGGCTGGCGGGCGCATGACCGGAAGTCATCGCTCCGGCCGCCGCGCCCCCCCTCCGGGGGCCTCGCGCGCGCGCCGGGGCCCCGGCGCGCCCTCCAAAACGCGCGCGGGCCCACCCCCTCAGGGGTGCTTGGTCTCACACACGGGCCGAAACTGGATCGCCCCCAGGCCGGGTGTGGGGAGCCGGAACCGGGCCGCGGGTCCGGGAACGCCGAGGGCAGGGGTATGACCGACGTCCCCGTGCTCGCTGGCGACGTCTCGCTGTGGGAATGGACCACGCCCGGCCCCGTCGCGACCGCCTACCTGCAGAGCAAATCGCCGCTCGATTTCATCATGGGGCCGGCGGGCTCGGGCAAGACCACGACGAGCGTCGTCAAGTGTGCGCTCAACACGCTGCAGATGCCAGTCTGCAAAGACGGTACGATCCGAGCCCTAGGTTGCGTCGTTCGCGACAATTATCGGACGCTCTACCGAACGACACTTGAGACTTGGTTCCGCATCTTCCCGCGCAACTTCCCCGGTTCTCACTTCGAGGGCGGGCAGGACCGGCCGGCGAAGCACCGCATCACCTTCCGCACGCCCCGCGGGCAGCTCGTCGAGATGACGGTCGACTTCTACGCGGTCGGCGATCACGCGATCGAGGACCTCCTCAAGGGATACGAACCCTCATGGGCCTGGATCAACGAGGCGGACCTCTTGCACGAGCGGGTCGCGACCTTCCTGTACGGCCGCACCGGCCGAAACCCGCCGCGCTCGATGCTGCAGGACCCGCAGGCGCTCGTCCCGCGCCAGGTGTTCGCCGACCTCAACCCGCCGGACGTCGACCACTGGATTTACCGGGATTTCGTCGAGAAGCCGATCGACGGCTACCAGCTCCACCAGCAGCCGGACGGCCTCTCCGACGCCGCGGAGAACCGCCAGGGCGTATCGCGGGCCTATTACGAGGAGATGGCGCGCCTGCTCCCCGAGCGGGACGTGGTGCGCTTCGTCAACGGCCGGTTCGGGTACAGCCTGAGCGGCAAGCCGGTGTACCCCGAATTCCATGAGGCGGTGCACTGCTCGCCGACGCCCCTCGTCCCGGTGCCGCAGCTCCCGCTGCACGCCGGCTACGATCAGGGCCTGTCGCCGGCGGGCATCCTGTTTCAACAGATGCCCAACGGACAGCTCCGGTTCTACGCCGAAGTTGTGCCTGGGCATGGCATCGGCCCGGCCCGCTTCTCTGAGAAGTGGGCGCCAGTGCTGCAAGAGCCCCGGTTCCGCGGGTGCCCGCCCGGCGCCCACACCGCCGACCCGGCAGGCTTTTATGGCGCGGACCGGCAGGCCGGTGAACTTGCGTGGGCGGAAACGATCTCGCGGGCGATCGGCATCCCCATCATGCCGGCGCCGACGCAGGAACCCGGCATCCGTATGGACAGCCTGCGTATCCCCATGACGACGGCGATAGACGGTCGCCTTCCTGGTCTGCTCCTCGACCCGTCGTGCCGGATGCTCCGCTCCGGCCTGGCCGCCCAGTACAAATTCCCCCGCCAGCGTCAGGACACCCGCGACGTCTACGGCGACCGCCCCGTGAAGAATGAATGGTCGCACCCATGCGAGGCGGCGCAGTACGGCGTCCTCGGCGTGCGCGGCCGCGCCGGCATCATCAACAGCGCCGCCCAAGCCGGCCGCCCCGGTAACGTCATCCCGATCGACACGGGCCGGCGCCAGGCGACCGACTTCAACGTCTGGAACGTGTGATTTTCAAGGTGGATAGAAAAATGCATACAATGATCGAATGGAGATCGGAGGAAGATGCTCTTCCAAAAATCGGCCAGTCCGTATTGCTGGCGTCGCCGAGGCAATTAGGCGAATACTGGGATTTGTCGTCGTCTATGATCCTCGTAAAGCACGAGGGCGTTGTCCCGCGACCTATCCGTAAGGGTAGTGCGTGGCCAACCGACTTTTGGTGGGGCGACGGCAGAGATCCAAAGAATATCCGCTTGATAACCGGAAACGCTTGGTGGGCCTCATGGACTGATATCTCGCTACCCCCAGGAGCGGTACATAAGTCTATCCGCGGATACGACGTGATAGAGCAGATCGGTACGATCTTCATCCCGCAGAACCGCTGATGCTCCGCGTCTCGACGCCGGCGCCGATCATGGAGACCCTCGAGCTCGTGCGCGAGACGCGCGCGGGGCTGAAACCCTGGCAGCGCCGCGGCCTGGTGCTCCAAGTGCTCGGATCGCTCAGCGTCGCGTTCAGAATCGAGCACCGCCTCGTCGCCGCGGCCGGGTTCTTCCCCATAGAGCCGGAGGCGCCGGGCGAGGAGGCGGCCGAAATCTGGTTCCTCTGCCGGCCGGAGCTTGCGGGGCACCTGCGCACCTTCGTGCGGCTCGCCCGCTTAACCTGCGCGCGGGCCGCGCAGGATGGCACCGTGCGGTTGCGGGCCTTCGTCCGGCAGGGGCACGCGCCGGGCGCTCGCCTGGCCGTGCTCTGCGGCTTGGAGCTCCGGGACAGCCGCGCCGGGTTCGACCTGTGGGAATGGCGAGGCGATGGGTGGGTTCGTCAAGAAACTGTTCGGCGGCAAGACGGCCTCGGAGCGGAACGCGCTACGGGCCGCGGGCCAGCAGGCGCAGGATAACCAGCGCATCCAGCAGATCACTCAGGCGCAGCAAATCCAGGCGCAGGGCCAGCAGGCCGCAGCCGCCGATAAGGGCCTGGCCGGCGCCCGCAAGGCCAACCGCGGCCGGCGCCTGCTGATGGACACCGGCAGCGACGGCAAGGCGACGCTCGGCTGATGGCCCGCAAGCCCAAGAAAGAGCGCGCCGAGCGCGCGAGCGCCCGCCGCCGCGAGCCGACCGCCGAGCCGGCCGCCCCCGGCTTCTCGCTGCAGACGCACCGCACCCGGGTCGGCCGCGCGTGGACCAACCGGAGCATCTGGACCGGGCTCTACGAGGACGCCTACGAGTTCGCGATCCCCTACCGGCGCCCGGCGACGCGCACGGGCCAGGCCAGCGGCCGCGTCGACCGCATCTTCGACAACACGGCGATCGTGAGCACCTTCCGGTTCGCCGGCCAGTTGCAGAACGACCTGTTCCCACCGGGACAGCCCTTCTTCAAGCTGGCGCCCGGCCCCTTCGCGGAGATCACGCTCAAGGACGTCGACAAGGTGGAGCTCGCTCGCGAGCTCGAGGCGGTGAGCCGCACGGTGCAAGCGTTCTTCCTCTCCTCGGAGTGGGACAACGCGGTGCACGAAACCTGCGTGGACCTCGCCGCGGGCACGGGATGCATCCTGCTCGTCGAGGGCGACAAGGATCGCCCGGTGCGGTTCGTCAACGTGCCGCAGGATGAGGTCGCGATCGAGGCCGGTCCCTACAACGACCTGGCGCTGATCTCATGGAAGACGCGCCTCTCCCGCCGTCAGATCAGGGGCGCCTTCCCCAAGGGCGAGTACGACGAGCAGTTCGTCGAGGCCGAGCGCACCCAGCCCGACGAGGAGGTTGAAATCCACCAGGATTTCATCCGCGAGGGCAAGCGCTGGCGCTTCGTGGCGCATGTCGCCACCAGCGCCCGGCCGATCGTCGACACGCACATGCGCTCGCAGCCCATGGCGGTGCCGCGCTACTTCCGCGTGCCCGGCGAGGCGTACGGCCGCGGCCCCGTCCTGCTGGCGCTCCCGACGATCCGCACCCTCAACAAGGCCATGGAGCTCACGCTCAAGAGCGCGGCGATCCAGATGCTCGGCATCTGGGGCTACCGGCCGGGCGGGGCCTTCAACCCCGACACCGCCCGGATCGCTCCGGGTGCGTTCTGGGCGATGGGCGCCACCGGCGGCGTCCTCGGCGCCGACGTCACCCGCATGGACGTCTCGGCCGGCAAGATCGACGTCGGGCACCTGATGTCGGGCGAGCTCCGGACCCAGGTGCAAGCCGCGCTGCACGACACGCAGCTCGCCCCTGAGAGCGGCACGCCCAAGAGCGCTACCGAGATCATGGCGCGGATGAAACGCATCTCCGAGAACTACATGGGGGCGTTCGGGCGCCTGGTGCATGAGATCGTGCCCGTCGTCGTCCGCCGCGCGATCGAGATCGCCTACGACCTCCACCTGCTCGAGACGGAAACGCCCATCGACGATCTGCTCGTGCGGGTCGACGTGCTCTCGCCGATCGCCTCGGCGCTCCGCGCGCAGGCCCTCTCGACCATCGTCGAGTTCATCCAGCTCGTCGGCACGATCCGCGGCCCGCAGGCCGTCGAGCTGACCGTGAAGGTCGACGAGGCGCTGAAGGAAATCGGCCTCGGCATGGGCGTGCCCGCGCAATTCCTGCTCACCGCCGAGGAACGCGCGGCGCTCGAGGCGAAGATGCAGCAGGCGGCGGCCGCGATCGCGGCCGCGCAGGCCGGCCAGGCAGGGGAGGGCGCCGAGGCGGCGCCGGCAGCAGCGTGACGCAACCCGCGATCCCCCCGAGCTACGGCCCCCGCCAGGCGCAGCCCCTCGACCTCATCCTCGAGCAGCACGGGGCGGCCGACTGGGCCTGGTTCGACGGCCCCGATCCGAAGGACAAGCGCGGATCGTGGGAGGAACGGCTCGAGGAGCGCGCCGCCGGCGCCGCGGCCGCAGCCGCAGCCGTGATGGCGACCCCGGAGGGGCGCGAGCTCGTCGAATACCTGGCGGACATCACGGTCAGGCGCCCCCTGTTCGTGCTCGGGATGCCCGATCCGCTGCTCTACGCGGCAACCCGCGAAGGCCAGAACGGCCTGTTCTTCACCCTGCTCAAGCTCATCGCCATGGGCCGGCAGGAGCAAAGCCACGTCAGAGAGGGAACCTGACATGAACTTCGGCCGACGCCTCGATTTCCACCCCATGCGCGCGCCCGAGGACGGCGCGGGCGCCGCTGCACCGGCCGGATCGCCCGATCCCGGCGGCGCTGGCGGGCAGGCCACCGGCGGGGAGGGTAGTCCCTCACCCTACCGGCCGGAGGGCCTGCCCGACCACCTGTACGGCGCCAGCGATCGCGAGACGCTCGACAAGGTGTTCGGGGCCTACAAGCCCGCCCGCGAGGCGATCGCGCGGATGGGCGAGCTCGGCGAGCTGCCGAAGGACGCCGGCGGCTACAAGTTCGAGCCCTCGGACAAGCTCAAGCCCTACCTCGGCGACCTCGAGGCCGATCCGGTGTTCAAGCTGGCGCGCGAGGCCGCCCTCAAGAGCGGCATCCGCGAGAAGCAATTCGGCCCGTTCATCGGGGCCGTCATGGAAGCGATGATCGACGGCGAAATGGTGCAGCCGCCCGTCGACCTGGCGGCCGAGAAGGCGGCGCTCGTGCCGGACGAGGCCAAGGCGCTCGACGAGAACGCTCGCAACGCCGCCGTCGACCGGCGGGTGCGCGACAACCACGCCATGCTCGAGGCGTGGAAGGCGCGCGGCCTCTCGGCGGACAGCGCCGAGGCGCTTGGCCTGACCCTCGACACCGCTGCCGGCAACCGCGCGATCGAGTGGTTCGCCGCGCAGATGAAGACGCCGCAGCCCTCGCCGGGCGGCGCGCCGGCCGGAAGCTTCAACAAGGCCGACGTCGAGGCGCGGTCCCGCGATCCGCGGGGGATCGTCGGCAATGCGAAGTACGACCCGACCTTCGCGGCCGAGACCGACCGCATGTGGCAGACG